TATCTATTAATAATCAAGATAGAAATAAGTTTATAAAGACATTAGAGCCTACATTTGCCGATAAGATAATGTTTCTTATCGGTATTGCTCTATTTTATATAGTAGTTGCAATACTTATAATAAATGCAATACTACTTACTAAATAAGGAAAAAGGAGAGATATAAATGAATTATAGAGGATTAAGACTTGTAAAGAATGTTCAGCATTTAAATAGACTTGAATATCCTAAGAATTATTCAAGTTATGAAGTTGATACATATGTGGATTTATTTTTAAGAAGTAACTTTGATTGGAGTATATTTAGAATACCTAATCTTAATAAAGCTTATAGAATTAAAAAAGACATAGAAAGTTTACAAATGAGAGAGTCTAAAGAAACAGAATGGAAGGAACTGTTTTTAGATAAGATTTGTGATGAATACGAGAAAAGATATTATTTAAGTAAAGAAGAAAAAATAAATGCAAAAATGAAAGAATATAATTTTAGTTTCTTTAGTATGTGCATTTATTATATGACTGTATTTGATAGATATGTAGAAGAAATAAGAAGAAGAGTTAGCTCTCCTTATTACTATTATGGAATTACAGATATTTATGAACATTATATAAATCTTAAAGATAGAGTTACTATTCCAAGAAATACTCCAGATACTGTATTTGTAAGAATAGAAAGTAAAGACTATGTTACTAAAACTCTTAAGCCAAAATTTGTAGAGTCTGATACAAAAAGAGATATAGTTGCAAAATATAGAGATATAATATGTTCACTAAAAGGTGATACTTCTATATCTCAAAAGATATGTGCTCATTATGATGAGATAATAATGCCTAAATATGAAGTTATAGATGGATATAAGTATCTTACATTAAAAGCACTATCTTGTGATATCCCACTTGCAATAGGCAATGAAAGAAATTCTGATGATAATATAAGAATATATAGAGGTCAATGGACAGAAAATGGTAGATTTACAGGTATAATAGCTCCTTATGAGAATAAGGATAGTAATACATTTGCTAAAAGTATACTAAATCCAGATTGGTTAAGTTATCATTATCATTTCTGGCAAACATTTGTAAAAAGTGAAGATACTAAAATAGTAGTAAACTTTACAAATCAAATGCAAGAGAATGTAGATATAGACCTTATAGAGTACAAATTTAGAAGTTACTCTATGGAATATAAGGATATATTTGATATAGTAACAAAATAAGTTTAATAAAGAGTAGAATTCGTTCTACTCTTTTTTCGTATTAAAAAGGAGGGTTTTAAATGATAAAAGATGTAGAAATTCTAAATGCTTGTAGTCTTGGTTATATAGAAGCATTTGGAAAATCAGAACACGGAATGACTGTAGAGGAGCTTTGTGGTGATAGAGAACAAGTTACTCCTACTGAGAGAACTATTTATTGGAATTATAAACTAAAAGGAGAGTATCCTTATAGAAAATATCTAAAGGATTGGGTTCTTGTTTATACTTCTGATTATAATAGGATAGCAAGAGAGTATCTTAAGCTTGACTATGAGATTGAAGGTGGATTTCGTGCAACTGTATGGAAAAAAGAAAATAATGTAATAATTGCTTATACAGGTACAAATGATACTTCTGATATGATAGATGATTTAGAGATAGCATATCAAGATGATTATAATAATCAATTATCAGCAGCTTATATGTTATATCTTTATGTAAAGAAGTATTATGCAGAAGAAAAAGATACTATTTATTTAGTAGGACATAGTCTTGGTGGAGCTCTTGCACAATTTGTATACTGTAGTAGCTATACCAAAGAGAACCATTATCTTAAAATGGTAACTTTTAATGGACTGGGAATTGGAACGCATAAAGGTGACTATGTAATATCTAAAAGTAAGTTTAAATCAGCTATAAAGAGATATTTAGTTGATGTACCAGAAAGAGATTATATAATGAATGAAATGTGGGATTTTATGTATGAAGGTTATGCTTATGAAAAACATCCTATTGAAGATAAAGATAAAAGTATTGATTTTATACTAAATAGACTTAGAATTGCTTGTAGTGAGAATAAACTTCAGTTTGGATTTCTTAAAGTAATAGGATTTTTTAAATTTGGAATTAAGAAAACAGAAAATAAAGAAGATAAATATAATACTAAAATTCCTCTAGATTATGTAAAGTATATTGCTAATATGATATATTATATGTGTCTTACTTCTTATAATTTCCAAAAGTATTATTTTGATGCATTTTATTCTACTAGTGGAATGAACTATTATTTACAAGAAGATTGGGTTCCATCTTTACAAACTAAATCTGGAATTAATATATGTCTTGATATGGGAACAGCTAAATTTGACGTTGTAGATGATAGTAAATTTAGAGTTATTAAAGCTACTATAAATAAAGTAGGATTTAAGCGTCATAGTGTTGGTATATTTATTATGTATTTAGATGAGAGTGGAAATCTTATTAATGGTAATATGAATAAGAATATGGTTTCTAATATGTATAAAGAACTTGTATATTCTTGGATGGAAAAAGAAAGAAATATGGGTAGAGAACATACTTATGATATGAGTGTTTTAACTGATGGAAGAGTTGAACTTTATGTAGATAGAGAAATGCTTAATCAAGTAGAACATATAGAACTTAATACTATTAATAAAATAAATGTAATAGATAGAAAGTTTACACTTGCAGAAGAATATAAAAGAAGTATTTATAAAGTAACTTTAGGATTTAAGTATAATGAGTTAGGAGAAATAGAAATAGGAGTAGTTGATAACTTCAGTTATTTAGAAGTGGATACGAAGAAAAAACCATTAATACTTAAATTTAAATAAGAAAAAAGAAACCCTAGAGTTTTAATCTAGGGTTATCTTTTCTTAAATTCTAACTATTACATCAAAACCCCTTTCATGAGGTTTTAATTCATAATTGAATTCTTTTAAATCTTTTTCCAATTTAACATAGTCAACATTTGGATGCTTTTGATGTACAGAAGCTATTCCACCTGAAGTAGCATAGACATCTATAAATCCTGCCATCTTTAATAGACCATTAATCAAATACCATTCTTTTTCTCTTTCTGGTATAATTTCAAAACTGTCACAAACTATTTGATAATCTACAACAGTTTTTCTCATCAAGTACCCTTCAGTCAACATAGCATTTTCGATACGTTCTGCATCGTTACCAAATAACACATCTGCTTCAGCCTTATTTATATTCCAAGTATGTAGAAGTTTTAAATCCTTTAAATCCTTATTTTCTTCTAAATAGCTTTCAAATATTTTAAAACCAGTTTCAGACATATTCCCTTTTAAATATTCCATTGATACATTTGATAATTTTGACATATAAATCACTCCTTAATATTTTTATTTAAAGTTACTAGATAAAATAACTTTACATTTTATAATATATAGCCAATTTTTATATAAGAAAACTTCTTCGCAAGCTCTTTTTAGAAAGAAAAAAAGAATAAGCTCATTAAGAACCTATTCTTTTTTGCTATATTACCAGTAAATTCTAGTAAATACAGCAGTTCTTTCCTTGTAGAAACTTGTACAGTCATACACTCTACAAGCTCCTTCAAAGATTTCTTCATAACTCAAACCTTCAAGCTCACTCAAAGGTTTTACAAATTCAATTTCTTTTGCTTCCTCCTTTCTGCCGATATAAGTGGCATAACTACCAAATTGGTAAGATGGGTTGTAAACAGGATACCCAAGAAGTGTACCTCCACTGCAACATATAATAAACTCAAATCTTCCAGTTCTTAATACTGGAACTTTAAACCCTTTATATGTTGTAATTACATATAGACCTGGCTTTTCAAGTCCATTTACACCATCACATGTTATACCACTTTCGTGTTCGTCCCATGGACATGTTAGTCTGTTTGACCTTCTAAATAATCCATTGAATATTCCAAATTTATCAAGATATGTATTAGATAAATATACTTCTAAATTACTAATAGCATCTTTTATATAATCTGCAGATATAAATGGAAGGACTTTTCCTGAAAACCCTCCTTTAATTTCTTGCATTTGAATTCTTATAGCCTCTTTTTGACTACTAGTAGGATTTCTATCTAGGAAGTCAGTATATAACTCCCAGAATTTTACAGCTTCCTTATAATCAGCCTTTGTAGGCTTTTGGAATTCATAAGTTCTTCCTTCATCATTAGTTATTTTTAAAACATTTTTTGTACTCATATATAGTACCTCCTTAAATTTTATTAGTACCTATTATATTATAGGTTACATTTTATTATATATATATATGATTTTTCAACAAGAAAAAAAGAAATCCTAAGTACTAAGACCTAAGATTTCTCTTTCATTATTTCTTATTCTTATCTAAATCATCTTTAAGCATATTAAAGATTTCAGTAGTTTCAAATTTTTCTCCTTTTAGAGCAGTACCATTAAATAAACTACTATCTTCTTTATTTGCTTCTTTTCTTATTATGTCTAAAACAGCCATTCCTAGAGGACTACAGAATGTAAGTATATCTATTCTACGTTCTCTTTTTATTCCACTATGTCTTCCACCCATATTAATAACTTCCTTTCACATTAGCAATTAAATCATTCTTTTCTTTCTTTTTCAAGTAATCCATAGTAGCTTTAAACTTTGCATCTATAGCTTTATTTACAAACTCAAATGTTCTTTCATCATTTTCTTTTGTAAAATCTTTTTCATAAATAAGAATACATTTAAAATGATTATTACCTATTTCAGCATCTCTTATATCTACCAACTTATAATTCTTCTTACTTGCAGAAGTATTAACAGAGACAAACTCTCCATTAATTTCTGACATGCTTCTATAGCAATTTCTGACATGCTTCTATAGCAATTAAAGTTAATAATTATAATCACATTTCTATTATCATTTTCAAAATATTTATAATAATCCATATCAACTCTCCTAATAAGCAGTAATATACTCATAAATAATCAGTGCAGAATAATTAGCTCCATCTTTTCCATACTTAATGTCTTTAAGTCTATATTTATTTCTATTAGCAACTATATTAGTTTCATTTATAAAACTTTCTAGACTTTCTAAATCCATAGCAGTTCTTATAACTACCACATCTTTACTGGTAGTCTTTTCAAAATGTTCTTCAAGTACTTTTAATCCTTCATGCATCATAAATCTCATTATCTTCCGTCCCTCCATCCCCAAATTCTATGTCCATCTTCTTTATCTTCTACTACTAAATTCTTACAACAAACTGCAAACATTCCTTTATATACATCATAACTAAATCTATCACATCTAGTTAAACCAGTATTAACTGTTTTATATTCAGAATTTATTCTTACATTTTTAAGATAGTCTTCATCAAGTGTTATCTTAACTCCAGTTCCATCAAATGTGTTCTTTTCAATAATCCCAATAATTACTTTCATGTCTCTATCCATCACATAAGTTTTATAATGTCTTTTAACATTTCCAATTAAAAATACATCATCATTTATTTCTCCCATAACTACATTATTTATCCAATCCATTTCTTCATACCCTTCATACTTTTTATCAATAGTAATTTTAAACATTTTCATCATCCTTTCTTTTCTCGTAATCAACCAGCATATTTCAGCTGGTTTTAATTTTCCTTATATTTCAATAAATCTGTTATCTTCAGTTACTACCAAAGGTTCTCCTAAAGGTTTATCTACCCCTAGAATGCTTTTTCTCCCAAGATAATAACCTACTAAAGCAATACTACCAAGTATTACAGTCCATTTAAGTATTCTCCCGAATGTAATACCTGAACCACTAACTTCCTGCGAATACTCTTCTTCTGGAGCATCTTCTATAACTATTCTTTCTACTCCAATGCCTAAGTCTTCAAGAGTAGCACCTTGTTCTAATGCTTCTCCTATCTTCCGCTTTAATTCTTCAAAATCTACTGTACTCATTCATGTACCTCCTTTTTAAAATAATATTAACTAATTCTAGAATTAGTTTCACATTATTATATGTAACTGTTTCTTTATAATATTATTCTTATATATAATACTTTGTAAACTCTGGACTACAGTATAATATGCCTCAAATTTGCATTATAAGGGGTCATAGAGACCAAAGTTTATAGTTGTCGTGTGAAGATACATAAGGTTATAAAAATAGACAAATTTGCCGTCTTTTATAAGGAGGTGACATTTTAATGGTGATTTGTCAATGTTTATACTCATATGTACAAACACATTTATTATGAGAATTTAAAGTAAAGGAGTAGATTAAAATGAGTAATTTATTTGAAAGTTTGAAAAATTGTGGAAGAAATGAAGATTATGTGTATTTGATTAGTAAAAGATATAATCCTGAAGATTATGATGATATTGAGGATTTTGTTAAAGATGTAATTGATGAGTATAAAGATACTGTTGGTTGGATTGGTAAAAATGTACTTATTGAGTTAAACCATTTATCATATAATAAAGATAGAATACAGTTAGCTAAAGATGTAGATATGTTTGCTAATTTATACAGTCTTGACTTTAATAATGGATTTACTGGAGAGTATAATAACCTTAGTGCTGAAGCAAGTGATGTTGAGACTGATGAATTTGATGGTGTTGATGATGATACTTGGGAAGACTAAGGAGGAAAACTTATGAAATTTAAATGGAGTGAACCTTATCTAATACCTATATACTTCTGGATTATATTTATGTTAGCTAAGTATACAAATGGAAATATCTTCGTATTGGTAGGCATTCAGTTATTTATACTTATAGTAGCTTATATAGACCTACTAATACAAAAGAGAAAATGGAATAGGGAAATGGAAAAGATTGAAGAAGAATATAATAAAGCTCGTCAAGAGTTACTTGATGAACTTGACAAACTTGGAAAAGAATTAGAAGAAAATAAGGAGGAAAAATAAGATGGGATATTTCGTAGATGAAAGATATGGTGTTAAAACAGGTAGAGTAGTTAAAGCAGGTGTGTTTGGAGCATTAGCTATAGTAGGACTTATAGTGTATTTAACTAATGTATATACAGTACAAACTGGAGAAGTTGCAATAGTAAGTACTAATGGTAGAATATCAAGAATAGATAGTGAAGGTTTACATTTTAAATATCCTTTAATTCAAAGTAAGGTATTTATGGAAACTAGAGAAAAGTCTTATATCTTTGGTAAGACTGATGAAATGGATACTACACTTGAAGTATCTACTAAAGATATGCAAAGTATAAAGCTTGAATTTACAGTTCAAGCTAATATACCTGACCCAGAAAAGCTTTACAGAGCTTTTGGTCTTAAATATGAAACTAGATTTATAAGACCTAGAGTTAAAGAAATAGTACAAGCAACTATTGCAAAATATACAATAGAAGAATTTGTAAGTAAAAGAGCTCAAATATCTTCAGAAATATTCAGAGACTTACAAGATGACTTTGCAACATATGGACTAAATGTTTCAAATGTATCTATCATAAACCATGACTTCTCTGATGAATATGAAAAAGCAATAGAAGCAAAGAAAGTAGCTGAGCAAAAAGTTGAAACTACTAAAGCAGAAGTAGCAAAAGCTCAAGTTGAAGCTGAAAATAGAGTTAAACTTGCAGAATATGCTTTAAAAGAAAAAGAACTAATTGCAAAAGCAAATGAGATTGAAAGTAATTCTCTATCTCCACAACTTCTAAGAAAGATGACTATAGAAAAGTGGGACGGAAAACTTCCTCAAGTACAAGGAAGTAATACTTCAAATCTTATAAAAATAAATGAATAAAGGAAGGTATAAGAATATGAGAAAAGTAATTATATGTTTAATGTTAGTGCTGTCTAGCTTCGTAGCAGAAGCTAGAGTTAAAAGTTATAATATAGATAAAAAAGAAGTAGTAAAGTTAGTAGTAGAAGCAAATAAGTTAGTATTTGAAGAAGATTTGGAGAAATGGAATGAGATAATGTTTGGAACTTTATCTGCAGAAACAGATATGGGTGCATTTAAAGGTTCTTCTAAACATGGAATAGCACAAATAACTCCTATTGCTTTTAAGTTTATAAAGAATAATATACTTAAAGATGAAGAACTTTATAATAAACTTAAAAAAGAAGGAATAGATTTTAAGAAAATAAGCTTTAATGATTTAACTAATAATCATAAAGCGTCAGTAGTTGCTATGAGTTTATATTATAAATATGTAGCACAAATTAAGAAAGTAAATATTAAAGGTAAAACACCAGCTCAAGTATGGAAGATACTTTATAATACATCAGCAGGTGCTGGAACACTTAATCATTTTAATAAAGCATATGCAAGAAATAAAGAAGTAATAGAAATAGCTATGAATGAAATATATGAAACAGAAAGAAGAGAGCTTAAAGATATGCTTTATGCAAAAGAAGTTAAGGAAGTTGGTAATAAACTTGTAATGCTAAATCCTAGAGAAAAGGATTTAGAAGTTAAAGATAATCCTAAGTTTGCAAGACTATTTGATACTAAGAAAGTTATAGAAGATGAAATAAATACTATTCTTGGAATAGCAAAACTTATGGATGATTTAAAACACAATGGTAACAAGTATGTAAAGAATTACATATACTAAAATAACTAAAAGTAAAGGAGGAAGCAATGAATGGGTCCATAGCTAAATTAAGTTTGGTATTAGGTAGTATTTTAGCAGCAGATTTAAAAATGAATAAAGCCAAGGAGGTAAATATGTTTGACTTAGTAGCATTCAACTCAAATCATCCAGAACTTGTAGAGGATGTAAAAGAAATATTGGAATTAAATGGTAATAATAAAGTACTTATTGCAGTATATAGAGCTAATCTATATGAAGGTAATGAATATGGATTTAAAGAAATAGGTATGAGAAGTTATGATTTCTTAAAAGCTTTTGCTAATGCTTATTATGATGAAGTAGATGTTATGTATGAAACTGACCTTAATATCTTTGATTATAATGAAGTATACAGAAGTAATAATTATGATATTAGTAAGGTTGTAGCTCATATAAGAAAGAATAATTTTGATTATCCAGCTGCGAATGTAAGACTATATGAACTTCAATTCAGTGGTCTTAAAGTTGTAGGACATGCAATGATTACTGACATTATTATACATCAATAAAAATAAAAGGAGACTAATAGAATGAAAGAATTTAATAAAGACAAATATCAAAAATATGGTAAACCAACTTATAATACTGACAAAAAAGATTTTAAAAAGAAACCATTTGGTGATAAAAAACCATTTGAAAAGAAAGGATTTAATAAACCTAAATTTAACGCCAAACCTAAGGTTAGTAAAGTAGTCCAATCTATTTCTATAAAAGGAAGTCTTTATGCTTCTGGTAATAATACTTATACAGTACAAGATAAGCTTAATGCACTTCTTAAAGAACTTAGTAAATCAAAGATAGCACTTGCTTATGCTCCACAAAGCATTACATTTAGCTATTATGATGCAGCTAAGAAAAAAGAAATTATAAAAGAAAAGATTACTGTATGTTATTTAATTGAAGAAGCTAAGTTAGAAGAAACAGCAAAACATTTAGCTCAATTCGTTAAGTACCTTGATACAAATGACATAAATTCACAAAAAGGAGAAATATAGATGAGTAAGTCTTATGATGCTAGTGCAATTAAAGTTATGAAAGGACTTGAGGCACTTCAATTAAGACCTGCTATGTATATTGGTAATACAGACAGTCTTGGACTTCATCATATTATAATAGAGATTATCTCAAACTCTATAGATGAATATGCAAGAGGTGTTTGTACTGATATTAATATCAAGATTACTAAAGATGGATATGTTATAGTAGAAGATAATGGAGGAGGTATACCAGTATCTCCTCATAGTGAATTCAAAGACATGAGTACACTTACAGTTCTATTTACTATAATGCATTCTACTGGTAAACTTGATAATAGCATCTATAATAATTCTATTGGTCTTCATGGCATAGGCTGTAAAGCAGCCTGTGCTCTTTCTGAAGACCTAGAAGTAAAAGTCTTAAGAGAAGGAAAGATATTCCGTCAAGTTTTTTCTTTTGGAAAAATACTAACTCCAGTAGAAGAAATAGGCAAAACTACTCAAACTGGAACTATAGTAAAATTTAAACCATCTAAAAAGATATTTAAAGAAAGTACTGAATTCAAGTTTAATATAATAGCAGACTTCTGTGAAGGTGCTTCTTATATTACTAAAGGACTTAGATTTAATTTATCTGATGAGCGTGATGGTAGAACACAAACTTTCTATTCTAAAGGTGGAATAGTAGAACTTCTTTCTAAAATATCACAAGAAACAGAAAGAAATATGCTAGTTAAACCTATTTATTTTGAAGGAGAAAGTCTGTCTCGTGATAATAAAGCAAAAGACTATGTAGAAATAGTACTTTCTTATCATGATAAATCACAAGATAATATTCGTTCTTATGTAAACTTTCTAAGAATGGTTAATGGTGGAACACATGAAACTGGATTTAAAACAGGACTCACAAGAGTTATTAATAAAGTAGCTCGTGAAGTTGGTTTTCTTAAAGATAAAGATAGTAATTTTGAAGGTTCTGAAATACAAGAAGGTCTTATGTGTATAATTAGTTTTAAAGGAGCACAACCTGAGTTTGAAGGTCAAACTAAAGCAAAGGTTAATAATCCTGAGTATATTAGTATGGTTTCTTCTTGTGTTTTTTCTAATCTTGAAGTATACTTAATGGATAATCCTAAAGAATGTAATATAATTCTAAATAGAATAATGAAGACTAGGAAGCAAAGAGAAGAAATAAAGAAAATAAAAGATGCAAGTTCTGATATTAAAAAGAATATGGTAGATAAATTTAAAGGAAAACTTGCAGATTGCTCATCTCACACAAAAGTAGAAGATAGAGAACTCTATATAGTTGAAGGCAACAGTGCCGCTGGGAGTGCTAAGCAAGGTAGAGATGTAGCTCATCAAGCTATATTACCAATAAGAGGTAAAATTGCTAATATAGAAAAGAAAGATTTAGTAGAGATACTAAAGAATGAAGAGGTTCGTTCTATAATAAATGCAGTTGGTGCTGGATATCTTGATACATTTGATATCAAGAAAATGAGATATGGTAAAGTTATAATAATGACTGATAAAGATGTTGATAATGTCAGCGAGTAATACCGTCGTCTATAATGAAAGATACTCAGGTATATTATAGATTATTAGGATAGAATGAAGCAAGGAGGTACTGACCTAACTTGAGATTGAAGGCTAAGAGTAAAGACTTAGTCAAACGCAAAGCGTAGAAGTTGAACCTTGTAATAGGATTACAAGAATATAATACTTCCAAGAGGCTGTCCTATCAGAGTATCCCGCTTATAACCGTATTTATAAGTGAGTGGTAAAAACGTACGCTAGACTGGAGTGGAAATGACCACTAGATGAAAATGAGGGTGACCTCCAGAGCTGTAGATAAAAAGCTACAGGTTAATAACTATCGGGTTCACATATTAGAACATTATTAATAACTTTAATATTTAGATTAATGCCAGAAATAATTCAAGAAGGAAGACTTTATTCAGCATGTCCACCTCTATATAGAGTAATACAAGGTAAGAAAATAACTTACTTTGATACAGATAATGATAAAGATAAGTATGTAAAAGAGCTTAAAGATAAAGGAATTACAAATTTTATGGTAACTCGTTTCAAAGGGTTGACGATAACTAGCCCCGAAAAACAGCAATGTTTTGGAATAATACATTTTTATACTGGGAGGTCTTTAGGATACCAAAGTGTTGCCTAAATGAATAATCAGTAGCGAAGACTTTATATAAATATAATTTAACGTTCACAGACTAGGCAGTTATGTAGAGATATATAACAAGAGTAAATTTCCTTATAGAAGATAAGGTTTTGAGTTAATTGCACTCATGTAATAAGAAATGGTGTACCCTCTTAATTAAGAGGTGAAGAGATAGTCGGGATAGATGTGATTAAAAATTTAGCATACTATTCGTAGGAGAAATGAACCCAAAAGATTTATATGAAACTACTTTAGATAGAAGCTCTTATAGACTTACAAGAATTACAATGAATGATAAATCAAAGACAGATGAAATGGTATCTGGAATTATGGGTAAAGATACTAAAATGAGAAAAGAAATGATTATAGGAGGATAGAAGATGTCTGCAATTATTGAAGAAAAAGATGTAGTAGATGATTTGATAGATAGTTATACAGAGTATGCAAAAATGGTTATACATGAAAGAGCTATCTCTAATATTGAAGATAATCAGAAGCCATCTTCTTTATCTATTTTATTTGCAATGCATGATTTAAGAGTTAATTTTAGTGGCTCATTTGTTAAATCAGCAAGAATAGTCGGTGAGGTAATAGGTAAATATTTACCTCACTCAGATGCAAGTGCATATGGAACACTTGTAAATATGGCACAAGATTTTTCTGTTAATATACCTTATATATCACCAAATGGAAACTTTGGTTCTATATCAGGGGACCAAGAGGCACATCAAAGATATAGTGAGTGTAAACTTAATTGGTATTCAGAAAAGATATTACTAAAGGATTTAGCAAAAGATGTAGTTGAGTATATTCCAAACTATGATGATAGTTTAGAAATGCCATTATATTTTCCTAGTGTATTACCAGATATTTTGATAAATGGAAATATTGGTATAGGAGTAGGATTTGCTTCATATCTTCTACCACATAATCTTAATGATGTAATTAATCTTTGTATAGAGTATGTAAAAAATAGAAATATTACACCAGAAGATATGTATGAAATAATTAAAGGACCTGATTTTCCATTAGGGGGAATTATAAATGGAACAGATGGACTTAAGAGATGTTACACAAGTGGAGATGGTTATGTAAGAGTAAGAGGAGAATATAAAGTAGAAAAGGATAGTAAAGGTAATGAGAGAATAGTCATTACCTCTATTCCTTATAATACTAAAATACCTGACATAACTATTGCAGTTGGAACATTAGTTGATAATGGAGAACTTAATATAAAAGACATAAGAGATGAGACTACTCAAAAAGGTGGTATTAGAATATGTATAGATTTGGCAAAAGGAGAGAGTATAGATAGAGTAATTTCTCTTCTTATACATAAAACTCCTTTTGAGAAAGTATTAAAACCTTTGCATAACTTACTTGTAGATGGTAAGTTTAAAGAGAAAGTTAATATTAAAGATATTATGAGTTCTTTTATTGCTTTTAGAGAAAAATGTCTTCATAATAAGTTTATGTTAGAACTTAAAGCAAAAGAAGATAGACTACATATCTTGCAAGGTCTTTTTATAGTAACTAAGGATATAGATAAAGCAGTTAAAATAATAAGAAATGCAAAAGATAACCAAGATGCTAAAGCTACACTTATGAAAGTATTTAAATTATCTGAACCACAAGCTCAATATATTCTTGATTTAAAACTTGCAAGACTTACAAAGCTTAATATGAGTGATGCAAGAGAAGAAGAAAAGAATGTAACTGAGAGAATAAAAACTCTTACAAGAATTACAAAAACAGTATCTAATAAAGAAGTAGATGCTTATATGATTGCTGAATGGGAAGAGATAAGAAATCTTAGAGAAGCAAAGCCTTATCTTACTAGAAAGACTAAAATACAAAAGAAAAGAGAAGAAGTAACACTTGATGATACTATTCCTGATACTCCATGTAATATAATCATAACTAAGAAGGGTTATATTAAAAGAACTGAAGATTTAAATAAGGAGCAAAAGCGTGGAGGTAAAGGTTCATCAGTAGGAACACTTCAAGAAGATGATGAAATATCTCAAGTAATTAATACTTCTACTAGAAACACTTTAATATTCTTAACTAGCAAAGGAAGAATATACTCAAAGAAAGTATATGAAATAGAACCAGTATCTAGACTTGCAAGAGGACAGCTTGCTAGAAATGTATTAAGTTTAAGAGAAAGTGAAAATGTGGTATTAGTATTTGTAAATGATGTGGAAGATGGTAATATTATATCTTGTAGTTTAAAAGGAATGGTTAAGTCTACTGACTTAAAGAATATAAGAAATATACAAGCAAATGGAAAGAACCTTATTGGGGTAGAAAGTGGAGATAAGATAGTAGATATAGTTATAATTCCAAAAGAAAGAGAATGTAAAGATGTAATAATTGCTACTAGAAATGGAATGTGTATAAGAATTGATAGTACTGAGGTTAGACCTACTGGAGTTGGAGCATATGGAGTAATAGGAATTAAGCTTAATAAAGAAGAAAAAGATTATGTTGCTTCTATGTGTAAAGTAGGAGAAAAGCCAATAGTATTTATATCAGAAAGTGGACATGTTAAAAGAGTAAATCCAAATGAGTTTAAACTTCAAAATAAGAATGGAGTAGGAGTTAAATGTACTAATACTTCAAGAAATAACCACATAGTAGTAATGAAGTCTCAAGAGGATATGAGTAACTTACTAATCTATACAAAATATGGAAAATCTATACTTTGTAATTTAGATGATATAAGAATGGTAGGAAGAACTTCACAAGGAGTCAAAGGAATAAACCTTGTTAAAGATGATTTAGTGATAGGAGCTGAACTTATATGAAGAAAATAGAGTTTGAATTAGATGATAGTATTTATAATGAAATACTAGATGTAGTTAAAGATGAAACTAAAGTAGCAGAATATTGTAAAACTGCTACTTTAGGAAAGATTTATCTAAGAAAAGCTATGCTTGGAGTGATGAGTAGTAAAAACAAAGAGTATACTACAACAGATGATATATTTGGAGTAGAAGATAATTAAATATAATCAAGTGTTATAACTAAATTATAAGGAGGTAGTCATGAAGATTACAAAGAATACTAAAATTACACTAGCAAAAGGAAGTTATTTACTAGCGTCAGATTATATTGATAACTGGAGTAAAGATTATCCTAAAGCATATGAATTTGCATATGTTGATGGTAGTGCAATTATGAATGAGTTTAATACTGAGAATTGGGGTAAGAATGATGATAACTTCTCTTTACTAACTTTAGATGGGTTAGTACTTTATAAGAGTAGTAAATTTGATTTAGAACATCCTCAAACAGATATTAACATGGAGAAAGAAGAGAATACTTATCATGTTACATTATCAAATGGAAATACTATTGATTTAGACCCATATGCTAGTGTGATAAAGTATGCTAAAGAAGCAAAAGATATTGATAGCATTGAGATTATAATTCAGGAAGATGTAGATGATGATAGCAATCTAGTAATAAGAGCTCCTAAAGATGTAAAAACTTTAAAAGATTTATTTGTAGTTTATACTAGAGATGTAGTTGCAAATAAATGTACAGCACTAGCTTTAAGAGTAGGAGATAAAATAGTTACAGGTAAAATAGACGGAGATGATGTAAGTCTTGATATAGCAACTATTGAAAGTATTGAGCGTAAGTCTACTATAATGTATGATATAAAACCATTCTTTAGTGGAACTAATAGTGAATATAAGTATGTTATGTTAAATGATGTACTTGTTTGTTTAGGGAGGTAGTTATGTATAAATATAAATTACCACCAATACACATGATTAGTATGAAGGATAGGAAGTTTTCTTCCTATCTTGATACTAAAGTAGAAGAAGATAAAAGTTGCTACTATTTATTTGGAAAGAATGAGAATAGAAGATATTCTCTTATTTTATCCTCTGACTTTTCTGCTATTTCTGAGAATAGGTATTTTTATTGTGGAAAAGTTATAAATCCTGATACTGGAAAACTTACTAGTATTTATAAAGAAAGAAGTGTTAAAGGACATCTTGGTTATGTTAATATAGATACTAGAACTAGAACTACTAAAAACCATGTAATAGGAGCAGAAATAGAAGGTTTTATTCTAATTCAAACTCAGAATAAGAAATATCTTATATATGAAGGTAATGTAAGAGTATATGAGATATATAATATGGGTCCAAAACACTATCTTTCTAAGAAAGAAAGAGTAATAGACTGGGGAGAACTTATAACTGAAGATGATATGTACTGTATTAATGCAATTACTGACATAAAGGAGATGAATTACAAGTATGATGGAACTGTTTAAGTATAATAATAAAGAACATCTTATTGAACTTGCAAGAAGAATAAGACAAGAACCTTTAAATAATACTGAATACATGATGGAATTCTTTGATGATTTCTTTATGAAAGCAAATGCAGCTAAACTATATGTTAATGCATGTCTTCAGAATATGTTTGATGCCTTTAAGGTATCAAGAAAAAGAAGTATAAGAGAGAAGTTATTTTTTACTACTTCTTATGAGAAAGGTAATCCACAGAAATACTCAACTCAGGTATTAAGAGCACTTCTAAAAGATGAAGAGTTATTTATGCCTGAGATTTCTATTCCTTTTATACTTGATAGACTTAAATCTCAATTTTATCGTCTTTCTATAATAGGAAATGACATAGTTACAGTACAACATAGTTTGCTTGGATATATAAAAGCATACTTAAATGATGAAAGATATAAGAAAATACTTGATGAACCACTTTATAAAGATACAGACACTCCGTGGGAAGTTGATAGAAAGATTAAAGAAGTTGCAAAACTATTTGAAACAGGAGATATCTTTATAGACCCATTAAGTTATTACTTTATGAGTGGTGTTAAAGCAAATCTTGCACAAGTTCTGACATTTGGTGTTACATATGGAATGATGCCAGATGCACAAAATACATATATTGCTCATGAACCTATAAGAAATCCATTAATAAATGGTCTTAGAAAGAAAAGAGATATTATGTATATGGACCAAATGGCAATTAAAGCAAGATTTGTTGGTAAGAATGATATTAAAGAAGGTGGAACTATCTTTAAGTATGTAATGAGTGCTCTTCTTCCTGCAAAACTAAATGCTGCAGATACAAGAGAAGTAATTCATGATTGTGGTACTCATACTACTTGGCATATAAAGATAGAAAAAGAAAGTGATTTGATTTTCTTTAGAGGTAAATATTATGTAGATGATAAAGGTGAAATAGCAGGATATATTGATTATGATAGACTTGACTTAATTGGTAAAGAACTTAGAATAAGAAGTATTATTAACTGTACTGGAGAAAATATCTGTCTTAACTGTTTTGGTCATTTTAATAAGTTTATGAGAGATAATGCAATTCACTATAATAACTATATCTCATACATAATACATCATATATCAGACATAGTTCAAGGTATTATATCTATAAAGCACTTTATAGTAGCAATAGTAAAAGCTATAATGATTTCTTATGGAGACATAAGAGATATTGACTTAGAAGAGTTTATAAGAACTACAGATATAATAAAGAAGATGGAATTTGATAGGATTTACTTTAATAAGAAATATAAAGTAGAACTTAGAAGTATTCCTCTTAAAGTATCTGCAAGTGGAATGCCTTTAAAGTCTAAAAACGAACTTTATATTAATGGAATAAGACTTGAAACTACTCAAGATATACATGCAATGGAAGATGGAAGTTATAAAATAGATATTCCAAATGATAGTGTTATTGCAGTAGCTGAAAGATTTTATGAAGTTATAAATGGAGGTAATAAATTCGTTGAAGATAATAAAGAATTTATAAACTCACTTGAAACTACTGAAGAAAAGATAAGATATATTTATAAGTTTATGAAAGACAGACTTAAACTTGACCACTTTATAGAATATGAAACATTGATATATGTACTTCTTAAAGATGGTGAAGATGATACTAAAAGAGCAACTGTTGATAGTAAGTCTATTAAATATACAAATGTATCAAATACAATAACTTCTCCTCAAAAGAGCTCTAATATAGGAATAGGAATGATACATGGATACATTAAAAAGATATTTGAACTTACTAAACAAAATGTTCAACCGTCTGAAACAGATGTATTCTATAATATCATAACTCATAAAAGAGATACTGCAAGAGGAGATTTATATCAAGAACTTAATAATATAATAAATAGAACATTTACAGCAGATATGGCAATAAATGATATTGAAGGTGCTTTAGATGAAGATGAATGTGCAACTATTGAAAGAGGAGATATAGAATGAGAGTAAATAGAAAGTTTAAAGTTCTTAGTAAAGATAAATTGCTTAGAAGAAATCTAGCTAAAATACTTATAGGTTATATTAAGAAAAATATTGAAGTAAATCTTAATACAAAATTATCTAGAATTAGACCAAATCAAGAAATCCTTGATAAAATAAGATATATTAAAGATAATGAAATTGAGAAATATAAAAGTGTTTTTGCTTTCATGACACATGAAGCTAGAAGAATAATAGTTAAAAAGCAAACTGATATACCAAGAGATTTACTTTTAGTTTATATGATTAAAAGAAAGTATGGTCAAAGATATGGTAAACTTTATTTTACAGATAGATTATTCAACATGTTAGAAAGTTCAAAAATACCAATTCATTCAAGAGTTATAAAAGCTAAAAACTATCATAAATGTAAAAATGTACATAGATAAAAGGAGTTAAAATGAGAAAGAAAAATAAGAAAATCAAAATGCCTAATTCTTACTTTATAGAAAAAGATATAAGAAGTGTTGACCATTTACTAAATGGTAAATCTGAAAAAGAAGATAGTTCTAAGAAAGGATAAAATATGTTTAAAAGACCTAAAAGAATTAAATACAAAGAACTACTTAAGAAAAGAGGAATTGAAGTAAAACCTATACCTGGCTCTACTTCAGTTCTTGTAATTTGTGACCGTAGTAAATACTACTAATATTAAAATACCCCTGACAAATATCATAGTCAGGGGTAACTATTTTTTATTTTTTCTTTAAAATAAAGGTGGTGATATTATTGTATGTAATATATGAGTCATCTACTGCTTTCTTTATACCAAAGAATAGTCTTACTGGTAATAGCTATATGAATTTAAAGTCAAAGTTATCTACTATTGAGTTTAAAACAGAACAGCAAATACCTAAAGCTTTCTTTGAAATAAAAGGAGAAACTAAAGATGATACACTTATTGCTATTCCTAAGATATCAAAAGACATAATTTTATCAGTTACTAGGAACTATTATACTTATAAGGAATTAAAAATAGGTTATGAAGATAGTATTCCTTATAAACTTAATTTTCCTCCTCTTAAACACCAAGAGAAATTAGCTGATAAACTTGTAAAACACTTTATCTTAAATGAAGATAAAAGGATTATTCTTGCTTTATCCCCAGGGTTAAGTTATTACTAAGCCCTCACGAACCTAACTGCTTGGAGCATTCAAAATGTTATAACTACTAAGTAAGTATAGTGATATATTTATGGCAATAAGTCTAAAGCTTATTGGTATAGTAATTAATGTTATAAACTATGGGTGTGTTGAGCAACAAAGTCTGTTTATAAATTTGTAAATAAATAAAAGGAGGTATACGGTATGTATAATATTGATAAATTTATCAATGAAGTAGTTAAAAAAGCAAATGAAACATCTAAACTTGATGTAGGAAAGTTCTGGAGAGCTGTTGGAAATAATCAACAAGTTCTACTTGCTTTGAGATTAGAACTTAATAAAATAGGAGTAGATGAAACTGTAGTAACTAGAGCTAACGTAGATAAGTTAATTGCAGAAGATATAACTGGAGTTAAGTTATCTGATGTAACTAAAGTTATAGAATTTGTAAATAAATCTTTTACTAAAGTCTTAAAAGGTGTTACTACAGTAGCTCCACCTACTCCACCTGAAAATAAAAAGATAAAAGTTACTTTTAAAGGTGGAGAAGATGCATTAATTGATGGTCAAGCTTCTAAAGAAGTAACTGTTACAGGAAATTCACCAACAGCTCCAGTAGGTCTTAAAGGACTAGCTTGGCCTACAGTTACAATCAAAACAGAAAAAGCTGCTACTAAGCAAAGAGATGGACTTAAATGGACAGCAACTGGTGGTGTGACAGGAGTTAAAGAACAAGCTGAAATTAATAATTCATCTTCTGCAACTGATGTAGTATTAACAGTAGTAACAAAAGCTAAAAACTAATAAACAGATGGGTCCAACGACTATCGAAAGCCATAGAGTTAGAGTTTAAAAAGCAAATTAAAATCCCGATAATATTCTTAATTGAGTATTATCGGGTATAACCTATTTTAATTTAGCATTTTAATCTATGAGGTAAGGAGCTTAACTAACTTGGAAGAAATAAATATAGGTTGCAAATTATTATATTTAATAGCGAGTAGAGTAGTATTATTATATACGAAACGGTTCGTAGATTATATCGGAGACGACATAATTTAAAGACATAGTCTAACAGTAGGTAAAACTTATCTTGCATCTTATTGCATAAGTAATTTGAATTGCAAGTTTCTATTTATAGTGTATAACACTGATTTAATAAAGCAAGGATATGAAAGTATAGGAAAAGTAATTGGTTTTGATGGTTTGTATATACTTAGTAAGGGTTCTGATATAATGGAACTTAACTATGATAAGATAAATGGTTTATTTCTTACTCATAGTATGCTAGATAGTATATGTAAAACATATGGAATGGAAGAGATATCTGAAATATTTGCAAATAAAATGGGACTTACTATGAAAATAATAGACGAAGTAGACAGAAATGTTTCTACTACTTATAAACTAGAAGTATACTTTACTTTTAAATATAATCTATATCTAACAGGAACACCATATAGAAATCTACAAACAGATAATAGAGTATTTCAGCTTATTTATAAGAAAGTTGCTCATATGGGAGACGATATAGAAGTTCCTCCTAATAAAAATATTTACTTTATAAGAGGAAAGATGAACCCAACTAGAAAAGAGTTTCTTAAGATAAGAGGTTGGAATGAGTCAATGTTTAAAATAGAGTATAATAACATATTTGCAAGAAAAGATATATTCTTGGATTTTATAATGGATAAAATGTATAATAAAGAAGATAGTTTATTTAAAAAGCTTCTAGATGAAGATGGAAGAATAGTCTTCTTTGTAGGAAGAATTGAAAATTGTGAAATAGTTGCTAAGAAACTGACTGAAAGATTTGGAATTGATGAAGATGATATAGGTATAGTAAACAGTAGTAAAAGTGTAAAAGAAAATGAAGTTAATAAAAATAAAAAGTTTATTGTATCTACTACTCAGAAAATAGGAAGGGGTTATGATGACAAGAGGATAAGAGCTTTGGTCTTACTTGAATTTACTTTTGCGAGAAGTGAGATAATACAAACTTTATCAAGAGTAGGTAGAGTAGGAGGAGACTTAGGACATGTTGTGTATCCAGTTGATATGAGTTTTAGTCAAACTATAAATACTTTTAATAAAAGAAAGAATGAAAACTTATTCAGAGATGGATTTATACATCAATATGGTACAGAAATAACAGCTGAATATGCAAGTAATTATATAAATGGGTATAGAAAAGATAGTCCAGAAGCTCAAGCTATACAAAAAGAAGAAAAGGCTAAGAAAAAAGGTGGAAATATCTATAAGATTTTTAAAGGAAGGTAAGATAAGAAATGAGGGAATATTCAAACTATGATATAAAAGTATACCAAGAAGTGATTTCATTATATAAAAGTGGATTTAAACCAACATACAAACTTATATGCCTAATTAAAACTGTTTCCTTTGTAGAATTTAGGAAATATGTTAAAGATACATATGGATATGACCAGATGAAAAAGATGTAGAATTTAGTAACAAGCTACTTAAAAAGAGTAAACTTGAATTTATAAGAAAGTTTGTAGAGCCTTATGGTTCTATATATGCGGACTACAAAAGTTTAGACCTTTATGTATATATGTATAAAGTAATAAAAGAGAATAATCTTGACTTCTATGATAGAAAGTTATTTAGTAAACTTAATGCTATTAATAGTAAAGTATTTACTGACAGAAAAGTTATAAATAAGCTTAAGTTAAGATATTCTCTTTTTTCTTCTATTCCTATTAGTTAGATATATTAATGTGTAGAGAGTTCTACAAATAAATATAAAAAGGAGAGATTTAAATGGAGATTTTACATTTAACAGCAGCAAAGGATTTTGAAAAAGGGACAGCATATGGAGAAAGATGTTTAACTTATGAATATCATAATAAAAGTGATAAAGCATTAGTTATAATATCGCATTCTGATTTAGATGGAGTTACAAGTGCTATTAATATGCTTTTTGGAGCTATTATGATGGGATATGACACATTTGTATACTTAGAGCGTACTTCTACAGAGGCTACTAGTACAGAACTTGCTATATATGCCTATAATGAGCTTAAATCAAAGCTTCATCATTATAAGAATGTAGAAATAGCATTTACAGACAGAATGTTTATGAACCCACAAGAATTCTTAAAAAATGTTGCATTAGAACATGTACTTGGAAAAACACTTAAGTTCACTTGGTATGACCATCATGAAGGTAACTATAGAAGTAGAGAAGAACTTAATAATAAGTTTGGACTTCCTAATATTGATGTATTTGAAGACTATGAAGTCATAACAGATATTTATCATTGTGGAGCATCTATTTCTGCAGTTAGAATGTGTAAAAGAGTGTTAGAATGCGAAACTATAGTTGAAGAATATATAGGTAAAGCTTCTAAGTTTATGGAAAATCTTATATACTTTAGTAAGAAAGTAAATCTTTGGGATACTTTCTTATGGAAGAAAGAATATAAGAGTACAGATAATGAGTATATTCTTGGTCAAATGATGGGTAGTATTGATAAAATGTTTGATAATGAAAAAGATGTATTTAAACATTTAATTGATGCTGCAAAACTATATGATGGACTTGATAATAAGGAAGTTGATGCATTTATCTTAGAATGTTATACTAAGTATAAAGAACTAGTTTCTAAAGTATATGAAGATGTACTTAAAGATGAACTGGGAGATAAAGTGTATAGATTTAACCCTAAAACTAATAAGCATTATAACATAGTTTTACTTCCAGTAGAATGGAAATATAGCTCTGCTGTAAAAGAAATGTTTATGGAAGAGTTTGATAAAACTGATTGTGTTATAACTTATAATAAGTTTGGAGGAACAGTTTATACAAAAGATGGATATACTGAATTTCCTAGTTATAATCTTGCTGAGTTTATTGGAACTATGTATGGATTTACAGGTGGAGGTCATCAAAATGCAGCAGGATTTAAAATTCATAAAGACTTCCCAGTATTTTATGATGAAAGAAAGTGTTTAAGTACTAATCTAGAAAGAATAAGATTAGCACTTAATGAGTTTATGTTTGAATTGATAGAAGGAGGTCTTCATTGTGAGTTCAGAAACACAAGTAAATAATAATGTACAAACTATATTAACTACGGTTAATAATGTAGTTTTTAGTTATGATTTATGGTGTCTGGATATACTAGGAGATAACTTTAGAAGAATTAAAGAGGACGATTTTAATCGTCTTCTTTCTTCTATAGTTAAAAAACTTGAGTTTTTTCTAGCTATTCCTTATACTGTAAAAGTGAATGAATTTAAGAAATTAGTATTAGTTCCAAAAGAAAGTTCTATATTTATTCCAAGTGATATAAATAAGAACTTTATATATTTAAAACCAAGTATTATGTTTGGAGAAGAATTGAAATTTCTTTTAGAAGAATATGAGAATATGTGTTATGCTACTATTCCTAGCTTTATTAATAAGAATATAGAAAACTATCTAGATAATGAGAATAATTATTTTTTAGTATTTAAAAATAATCTTGTAGATGATGAAAGAATATTAAGAAACTTCTTAGGACATAATATAAAAGTATTTGAATGTACAAAAGAGGGACTGTTTAAATATCTTGATAGATATTTATCTAATGATAAGATACCAAATGCATACTTTATTTCTGATAATTTCTGGGTAGAACTTAGTATATTTGATATTATAGAGAAAGAAAATCTTCAAAATGATAGTAGAATAGATAAGTTTATAATGAGTGGAAAGTCTATTCTTTATACTCCAGATAATAAAGGAATGTTTGATGCTTTAGAAAAGGCATTAAATGAAGAAGGAAATAAAGATATAGATATAAGTGGATTTGGTATTAGTAAACTTTGGGATTTAAAATAAGGAGGTAATTATGAGAGGAGAATTTAAAAATGATACTCCTGTTCCTGCTAAAGAGACTAAATATAAGTTTGAACTTGATAAAGAAGAGGAAGAACTTCTTATGACTAAGTTTGAAGAAGCATGTCAAGAACCATCTGAGATAGTTTCTCAAGTAAGACATGACTTGTATCGTAGTCTTATAATAAAGTTCTTTCAAGAAAAACTTAGAGTTGAACTTGGAAAGCTTTTAGATGAAAAGAAAGAAAAGTGGAAAACAGATAATGAATGGGTAAAGAAGTGTAAGAAGTGTAAAATACTTAAAAGTGAGCTTCATCTTGTATCTAATATAGAAGAAAAGGCACAAGATAAAGATAAACTAAAAGGATATAAGATATCTACTGTTGATGTAAGTATAGATGAAGAAGAGTTTGATTTTGTAGAAAAGTCATTTAAAGAAGCAAAACTTCCGCTTACTTATGTATCAGGAATAGATAAAAAGGATTATTCTCAAGTAGAATTTGGTAAATCCTTTATAGAAATAGAATTTACATATACTTTATAGGAGGAATATAATGGAAATTAGTAAGATTTTAATACCTGAGATTGCAAAAGGAGAACCAAATATATCTGTATTTGCAATAGCAAGAAGTGTATTTAAAGATGGTTTAACACCTGTAAGAACTTACCTTATGAAGAAAGATACTGAAATTAAAAGTATTGATGAAGTAAAAGGTGTTAAGTTTAGAGGAGGAAGTTGTTACTGTATAGAAATAGATGATTTTAAAGTAAATCCACTTCCTACAAAAATAAGAGATAAAGTTAAAGTAGTGTTTTTTGTTAGAAGATGGGAAACTCCTAAAGAACTTATGGAAGATTTACTTTATTCTACTCAATTTGAACCAGATGAAGTACTTGTAGTTTATACTACAGTTGATAAAATTAACTATATCTATGATAGAAAAGTTAATTTAGAACTATATGAAACTATATCTTTACATAATCTAGATATGAAAGTAATAGCTGTTTATGAAGGAATGAAAGATAGTATTACTGAAAAGAGATTTAGAAGATGTGATATAATTACTTTTGATGGTATTATTGCAAGTGGATATGGTGAAAATAAAGATGAAGCACAAAAAGATGCTAATAAATGGATAGATTTTGCATATAAATCTGATAGTTATACTTATGGTTATACTGATGTATCTATGATGGATTATGTAAATGATATGATTGATGGCTCTGTTTATATACTTACATATAAAGAAGATAAGTATCAAGCACCTAATGAAGAAAATAATGGATATGTTACTAAGTATTATACTAAATATGAATTTATGAAGCTAGATTTGAGAAATAGCTATATTACTTATAGTAAAGAAACAGAAAAGATACCTGATGATAATAGCTTAGAGAAGTATTATGAAGGTGGATTTAGAGATATTAAAGTAACATTTCCGGGTACAAGAGAACCTTTCTATATAAAGTTTAACTGTCCTTCTGTAAGAGTAGTACATAAGCATATAATGCTTGAATATTTAGATTTATGTGATTATTTAAGTAATACTTTAAAGGATTTAGCTACAAAGATAACTCTTTGTGATGAAGATTTTGTGCAAACACAAGATTGCTTTATATTCCATGAAACAGCTGTTGATACATTTAAAAGTTATGTAAATAGAGCAAATGGAAATAATAATGAATATATTGACTATTTTTATGAGTTCTTAGAACTTAATAACTTTGAATTTAATGCAGAAAAAGATGATTTAGATACTATTGCTACTAGATTTATTAGTAAGTGTTTTGATAGTTTGATAAATCATGGTTTTTCTAGATATAAACAAATATATCGTAAATAGATAAATCTCTCCTAAAGATTTTATTTACAAGTTGTATCCCATACAAAACCTCTTATAAAGAAACTAATCTTTATAAGAGGTTCCCCTTTTTTATTTTCCGCAATTTAATAAATCAATAATAAGTAAACGATTTAAAGGAGGATTGATAATATGGAATTTCCATTAAAAACAGTAGAAGAAATAAACTATTCTATATCTCTTGATACAGAGAAGGCATTTAAAAATTGTATATCTACAGACCCATACAGTTTAACTCATTTTAAGAAAAGAATAGTATATCCATTTCTTGACTGCTTAGAAGATATAGGTTATGATAGTAGATATATTTACTCAAAAGAATTCTATCCATATCATAATACAAATGATATACTAATAGGTAAAATGCAAGATAATGCTTATTATTTCTTAGGAACTGCTTATCTTGCTAAGCATTTAGTAAGTATAGAACATGAACTTGATACTTATGGTAATACTTACAGATTAAAAGGATTTACTAAAATAGCTAATTCTATAGTAGTACTTTATAGTAATCTATCTAGAGAACTTTGTAAAGAAGTAGCTATTAGAATACTTAAAGTAAAAGATTATATAGTAGATGAATGGAAAACTGTTATAATGACTAAAGGAATTTGGATATCTCAGGCTAAAAGAGAGTTTGGAGAAGTAGTAGAGAAGATATTTGATAATAAAAGAGAGGAAGTTTGGGAGTATATTAAAAGTACTAATGTAGCTCCAACTAATATGAGTTTTGATGAATTAAAACCTTATTATGATGATTATTTTGAATTTGTAGAAGATTTGGCTTCTTTCTCTGTTGAGAGAAATATATTTAATTGCAATAATGGAGTTATAAGAAAGTCTTCTATTATGGATGATAAGTATTGGAATGGACATCCTACTAATACTTCTGGTATAGTATACAAGATTAAAGAAAAACTTAATTATATTTGGAATAAAATAAAATATTTTATAGAGATAATGTAAAGGAGAAATATATGTATTATAATGATTTTATACAGTATTATATAAATAACTCAAAAGTGTTATTTGATAAGTATGTTGTAGATAAAGTTGATATAAAGAAAGTAGATATTAAAGAAGAAAGAACTAATTATATAGAGCATTTTGTACAACCTATGCATAACTTTTTAGATAGATTAAAGACTTATGGATTTATGTATACATTATTTAATAGGTCTTTTATGAAGCTTAATATTATAAATGATGAAGATTTCTTTGATAAGCAATATGATAATGAGTATTTTGCAGCAATGTATTTAGCTAAATTTACTTTTGATGCTTATAATAAAGATTATAAAGAAGGAACATTTGGAGAAGTAGTTGCATCTATTATCTATTTCTTTGATAAAGGGTGTTATGTTTTAGATGAACTTCGTGAGGTTCTAAAACTTGATGTTAAAATTAGAGACATATATCAAGGGTATATAGATAAGCATATACTTAGAAGTAGAAGAAGAAAATTAATAAGAAAAGATATAAAAGAATTATTTATAAAAGAAAGTCAAAAGTTTATAGGAAATATTCCAGAACGTAATAAACTTGATATTAATAATCCTTTAGATGCTACAAAAATAGCTAAACTTACAAAAGCTGCAGATAAAATGCTATCTTTTGTTAAAACTCTTGCAGTTATAAGTTTTGAAGTAGGTTTAGGTGGTATTACTTGGGATGCAACTAAAGTAAGATGTCGTACATATAAAGATTTATGGGAGTGTAAATGGGATAGCAGTTTTAGTAAAAATAAAGCTATGCCTGATTTATTATTCCCATTTTATAAATTTTATTATTGGGTATGTTTATAGAAAGGAGAATATTATGAATATTATAATTACACCTCAATATATAAAAGGTAACTTTAGTGTAGTAGAAATGTTTTCAGATACATTTATAAATAACATATTAACTAAAGAAACTGATAGAGATATAGCAAGAGATTATATGGTTAAAATTAAGGATAAAGTTGACAGAATAGTAAATTATTTTTCTGAAGTAAATTATAAAGTAGATAAAAATAATATATTTGAACTTAATCCTGCATTATCTGAAATAACTTATTATAATTTAAATAAAGAAACTATAGATAAAGAATATGAGGAATATAATAATCTTATAGATGAATTAGTTAATTTTGTTAAAAATAGAGGAGAATAAAGATGCAATCAAGTAATGTTTTTAAGGAGGAATGGATAAATTGTGTTATAGATACATTAAATCTTGATACGAAAGAACATGATAGACTTGAGAAAATCTATAATGATAACTTTGTAGATACAGAGCTTAATGTTTATAACACCGATAATTATCAAAATCGTAAAGTAAGTTCTACTGATGCTTACTTTACTATTCCTAAAACTTGTACTATTAATGAAAATGGAGTACTATTTTATAAAGCTGATATAAAACGGTCTCCTAACTCTCTTATAATAAATAATAACTCTAATAAAAGACAGAAAGAAAAAAGAGAGAAGAATGTAAATGCAGCTTTAGGAAATGAAAAAGAGTCTGAAAAACATGCAAATACAGAACACCATGTTAAAGGATTTCTAAATTATCTATATGGACTGTTTGGATACAAAGGCTCTTTCTTGTTTAATAAAGAAGTTGCAGATACAGTTACAACTGGTGCTAGAAATATAACAGCGGTTGCTTCTATGGTAATGGAGAGTTTTGGAGGAGATTTTAGATATTATACTGTACTTGCTCACACAAAACTTATAGAAGAAAGTAATAAGGATTTACTTAAAAATACAAGAAAGTACACACTTCCTGAAGTAACAGATGATAATGTAATGAGAAATTTACTTGGAGAGCATTATGATGGATACTATGCTAAATCATTTTTACTTTCAAAAGTAAAAGAACTTACGCAGGAACAGAAGTCAGTTCTTTATATAAGAAATAACTTTATGGCTTGGGTAGAAATACCAGAAGTTAAAGAAGTATTTATTCGTATATTTTCTAAATGTAAAAAAGAAAATATAAATACTTCTGATAAAGATTATCTAGTTAATAAGTTTGCAATTATAGATGGTAAATGTTTTCCAATACTTAAGGAAAATGTAGAAGAATATATTAATAAAGATTTAACTATAGCAACTTATGCAATTAATCCTAAAAACCCAGACTTTAAATCAGACTTTGAAGAATTAAGAATTATGGCACAAGAACTTATGTATGGAAACTATTATTTTGGAGGAGATTATCTTGAAGGTGAATATCAAGATACTACAGTTGATATAATAGCTAATATGAAAAGAAATCGTATAGTTACTATAGATACAGATAGTACTGTCTCTACTGTATTTAAAGAAGCAAGAAAACTTATATTTGGAAACTTCTCTAAATATATAGATAAAGAAGATACAGTAATGGTTTACGGAGTAGTTCCTGAACTTATAGGAGTTTGTGCACTTGGTCTTATATCTAAAGTATTTAGTATTTATACAGAACTTATTGGAGTTATAGAAGAAGATAGACATTTTGTAGAACTTGAAATGGAACATGTAATGGAGCATCTTCAACTTACAGTATCTAAAAAGCAATATAGTTTTATTTCTCTTATAAAAGATTATATTTGGTCTAATAAGAAAAAGATGGAAGTAAGAGGACTTAAATATATTAAATCTGATACAAATCCTGAAAGTGCTGATAGTACAGATGAAATACTTAAGAACTTTATAATGAAGCTTCCTGATGATTTAGATTATAATGGACTTCTAAAACATGTATTTGAACTTACAGATACTAATATAAAGAATATAGAAAGTGCAGATTATGTACTTAATAAGAATACTAAACTTAAAATAAAAGAAGATAGTCGTTATGGAGACTATCGTAGTAAAGCTGTAAGACTTTGGAATATGATGGCAGATGAAGAAAGTCAAATAAGAATTCCGGGTACATTTGGATGTATAAGAGTAAAACTAAATAGAGAACTATTAGATATAATTAAGAAAGATTACACAAAAGTATATGAGACTTTTATAAAGTTTAGTACTGATATATTTAGGTTTAAGATTACTACTAGAATAATAGATATAGCAGAAATCTATTTTGGAGAAGACCAAGAACTTATAGATAGTAAGCTTGGAAAGTATTTAGCTGAGATTGATGATAAAACTTCTGAGAAATTAGATAAGTTTTTCCAAAATGCTTTAAAATATGATAAAACGGTCTATAATGAGGAGCTATGGTATTTCTATACGAAAAACATAAAAGATGGCTCTAATGAGCGTTTTAGAGGCATTCTAGAGGGTCTTTTTGGTAAGAGTATGAAAGAAATAGATGAACATATTATAGATGATATACAAAGAATAGCACTTCCTGTTGACTTAGTAGAAGTTCCTGAATGGATATCTATTAATGACTATGAAATGATAGATGTTGAGTCAGCATTAGAAGTAGAACATCTTATATCTTCTATGATGTATGGAATTGGTATATGTATTACAAAGAATAAATCTAAGAACTATACTATTAGTAATATACTTAATGTATTCTAAAAATAAAGAAAGGAGGTTCAAAAATGATTGAGGTTAAAGAGATTTTAAAAGAAAAGGTTATGAAAGACATTGAAAGTGGTACAGGTAAACTCAGCTCTAATACAGTTGAGTTTATCAAAAATAACTTCTATATCTGGTTTGCTGGAGAAGCTTCAGTTATCTATGATATGTTTTGTGTAGTTAGGTCATTTAATACTAATAAAGGATTTAGAATTAAGATGAGTATTGATTTCTTGACTAGTGATAGAAGAAGATTTATAGCATCTAATGTATTTAATTATTTAGATTATATGAATTATGAAGAAGCTATAAGAAATGTTGTAGATAGTGATAATTTAGAATTTTTAAATAGGTTAAATAAAGATAAGAAAAAGGAAATTATATTTATATTTGACCCAACTTCTACAGTTAATACTGAAAAAGTAAGACTTGATTTAACTTTAGAGAAAGGAGATAAGGATGGAAAATAAAATTATGTTTATTCACATTGAAAATGGTAATTTTGATGGAGAAGAGTTTCTAGATGTGCTATCTGGTATCTATAGAGAAACTGAAGATAGTTTTGAGAAAGATAGAGGTAGTATATCTGCATTTTATAAAGCTGTAGAAAATAAAGAGAAGAGATGCTTTGCTGTAAATAGCTTAGTACTTATGAGTAGATTTATGACTTTAGGAGTTCTAAGAGATGTATTTACAGATGTAGCATATCATGTGCCTAAGTGTTACGGTGATGATTTTAAACCGGGGTATGTGAAAATGTATGTGTTTGCCAATACTGATAATGTGTATGAGTACAGATTAGAGATTTCAAATGAGAAATTTAATATTAAATTTACAGGAATAGATGAAAATTATAAAGAAAGGATGATTAAAAGTGAAGAAAAATGTAGTAATATTAAGTAAAGGAACTTATATAAAAGAAACACCTGATGAAATTAAAAGGATTAGATTTTTAAAAGAACCACACTTTTTAGCTTATCTTAGCATGTGTAGTTATTTTATAGCTGGAAAGAATGTAAGAGCTGCTAAAACTAAAGAATATGATAAATTTGTACTTGGAGAGTTTGTAGATGGATTTGATGAGATACTTTCTAGTAATAACTATAGCTGTTTATTTGCATTTGATAAAGAAAGTATGGATTTCTTAGGTTGTGTTGTAGCTTATCATGATTTACTTTGTGTAAATGAAGCTAGAATTACTATGCTTTATGTAGAAACTAAATATAGAAATCAAGGAATTGCAACTGAACTTCTAAATAGTGTAAAAGATATAGTTAAAGAAAGAAGTTGTGGAGATAGGAAGTTTGATTGTATTGAAGTTTTAAACTTTAATTATAATACTCATATGAAAAACTTACTTATTAAAAATGGATATAAGAAGATAAAAGAATTCGGAGAATTAAAAACACTTTATAAATTAGAATTGAGAGGAGAAAAGAAATGAAAAAGATTATTATTGTATTAATGTTACTAATTGGAAGTTTTGCTTATTCTTATAATGATGAAACAGCAAATAAAATAATGGAGCTTTATAATAAAGTAGATGGAAGTGATTACTCTGCTGATAAAGAAAGAGTTGAAGAAATCTTAAGAGAACCTTATGGAACATTTGGTTCTCCTTTTGATATTGACGGAGACTATGTATTATCAACAGGTGATTTTATATTACAAATGTGTACACTTATTGCTTATGATGGTATTTATAATTGGGATATAGCTAAGTTAAGAAAAGATAGACCTAGTATAGATAAATACTCTAAAGATTTCCATTATAAGTTTAGTCCTGATGATGGTTGTATTATTTGGTGTATACCAAGTGCTCATTGTATGGGAATGGTAGAAGTTGTATCTGGTAGTGTGTATATATTAGGTATAGATACAGGAGAACCATCTTATTATAAAGGATACTATGGACTTAATAGTTTACATACAAAATATTCTATGAAGATAGAAACTACAAGAGACTATGATAAAGAACTTTATAAAGTAATATGTGAAATTAATGATGTAAAAGGAGAATAGATTATGGAAGTTAAAGAAGTAGAATTTAATAAAATGTTTAAGCAAGATATAAAAGATGAAAGTATTCAATATATGTTTAGAATATCTATATTAAGAACAGAAGCTATAAGTCATATACCTTTTATTGCAGATGATATTAAAAAGAAATTACCTGATTTTGATATTCAAAAATATAGAATGGAATTCAGAGATAATAATATACACTTAGATACAATCATTTTCAATTCTGGAATGAAAAAAGATGAAGGAATAGACTTTATGATAGACAGATGTTCTTCTACTCATATAAGATATATTAATCTTAGTAAAAACTTTCAAGATAATAAAGAAATGAGTTTATTTGAGTTATTTGAACTTTTAGATGTAACTTTATATTTCTTATTTGTAACAGAAATGTATAATGGAAATCTATTATATAGAAAAGTAGCAAAACAAGAAAATCTTGATTTTAAAGAAAATCATGATGAACTTTATGCTTTATGTGATATAGTAAATCAAATACTTATTTATAATAAAATGAAAAACTACATAAAAGAAGATGGCACAACTGTTTATTCTGAAAAAGATAGTGAAGAATTTATAAATGGATTACTAGATAATGCTGATAAAAATGATTTAAAAGTGTTTGAAAGGTCTATAGATGTAGCTTATAATCTTGAACTACTAGATAGTGAAGGTAAGGATTATTTAACTGAATGTATAAATATGAGAAAGAATATTAGTTAGAAAGGAGATTAATATGAAATTTAGTGTAAATAGTAACAGTGGAAGAGAATACACAATTAAAGAATTTAATGCAACAGAAAAACTGTTTGCTGATTGGGGTTATATTAATATAGTAGAATATATTTTGCTTAAGCAACATTTAGATGCAGGTATAAAAGAAGATGGAATTCATGGTAATGCAGGAGAAGTAGCTGATTTAATTCAATATTATTACAATGAAGCAAAGGATGTAGTTACATTTCTAGCTAAAAACTTAAAGAATGAATGTATTGGACTTATTACTATATCAAAAGATAAAAAAGATAAAACTGTAATATCAAGTATTTATGTAGATGAACCTTACAGAAATAAAGGAATAGCAGGTAGTTTGTTATTTACAGCTATAAGTTATTTAAAAGAGCATAAAGAAACTAGTATAAGTATTTCAGTTGGTGACTTTAATAAAACTGCTATAGAGTTTTATGAAAAGAATGGATTTAAGAAAGATAAATCTACTGGTAATAAGATGCATATTTATACACTTGATTTAAAAGGAGAATAATATGGAAAGATATATTAATATGAAAGTACCTAGGTGTTTATCTGGGTACTTTGTATATCAACATATATTAAATAATAACTTTAGATTAGTTTTATATAATACTGAGTATAATATAAGAGAATTAGATAATATCTACAAGTAAATAAAGAAACATTAAGTCCTAAAGTTAAAAGGATTATTATAAAAACTAAAAATAAATATAAATATCTTAAAGCTCAATACAAGTACAGACACACTCATAATAAATTTATATATAAAATCAATAATAAAATTGCAAGTCTTGATAATTATTATAAAGATTTAATGAGTAGTCTTATAAATGATAAAGATATAAACTTAGATGGATTTTAGGAAGTGATGGTAATGGAAGAAATTGACATACTCAAATATCCAGATGATTTCAATGGAGTTTTAGATACTGCATATGCATATTTAGTTCTTGCAGAATATAAACTATATGAATGGCATATAAATGCTAGAATAGAAGAATATGTATCACATTTAGAATATACTCAAACTGGGTTCTTTATAGATGATATGAAGTATACTGTTTCTAAGAAAGAAAACTATATTTATATTCTTAAGTTTAGAGATAGATTTAATGGATATGTGATATTTAGTAAGTCTAACTTTTCTGAAAACACTATTTATATAGGTCAGTTATTTGTGAATAGTGAAGCAAGAAATATGGGATTTAGTAAATTACTTATTAATAAAGTAGAAGAAGTTGCAAAAGAGATGAGAATTAAAAAGATTACACTTGATGTTGCAAAGGTTAATCCTATTGCAATAAGAAGTTATGAAAGTATGGGGTATGTAAGAGACCCTAATCAAATACCTAGAGATTGGGCATATAGTTATACGAAAGAATTAGGAGGAAAGTAAATGAGTTTTGAAAATAAGGTAAAAGTAGTCAGAGGATGGAGAAAAAGTTGGCTTCATATGTATAAAAGAATGCTACAAGAAAGAACTGATGAAACTCTTAAAGATACAGATGCTGTAGATATGAAAATACTTGATATGTTAAAATATGTGTTAAGAGATGGAAGATGTAAATGTGATGCTCTTTATATAAAGAAATGGAGTGTTAAAACATTGCAGTATAAAGAACTCATAACTTCTAATATATTCCATTTTGAATATAAGAGTTATGAAGAGGTAGAAAGAGCATTTAATGAATTTATAAAAGACATAAGATACTTATTTCAAATGGAAAGTGATAAGTTTGTTATAATAAATAGACTTATTATAGACTTTATGGGATTTGTAGTGGGAATAGATGAAGAAGATGAAAAACTTAATGATAAGATAGAAGTTAAGGAATATACTTGTCTATTTATGCCAAATATTAATTTTACAGAGTCTAATCTTTCTGCGTATTTTAACATGATATACAAAAGTGAAGATAAATATTATCTTGGTCATGTAAAAACTAAAGATATATTTCAAAATTGTGGCTATCTAGTAGATGTGTATAAATTCTATGATGTAAGAGAGAAGGGAGAAAATACAAATGATAAATAGAGATATGAAACTTAAAGTAATTGATTTAGTAATAGAGGATTTTTCTACAAGAACTATTTATAATAATGGTAATGCAAGAATTATAGCTTGTTATATTAAAGTATTAAAAACTCTTAAGTTATTAGTTGAGCATCACGGAGATAGCGAAACTATACTTTATCTTGATTGTGCAAGGGATAGTAGAGGAGACATGATATCTACTGGAAGAGTTAATACTCATTTCTTTAAAGAATTTGAAACTGTTAAGTCTTATATAGATAAAGTATATGGATTAGTTGATTTAGTAGATTATTACATATTTAATCATTTTAAAGAATTAATATTTCTAGATATGGATGTAGAATATAAAATGGATAAAGTTATAACTATAGACTTAACTGAACCATTAACTATGGATGGAGTTTACGGATATGATGATGCTTCTCTAGTTGGTTTAAAGAGAGGTATTATATGAATAAGAAGGAAGAATATCTTGGAAGACTTATAGTTAGATCTATTGAGAAAATTCCATTTGTATTATCTAATGGACTTAAAAGTGAAATAACTTATGATATAGCCTATAGACTTCCTAAATTTATAGCAAATGAAGTATTTGATTATATTTATAATAAAGTAAAAAGATAATAAAGTAAAAAGATAATAAAATAAGGAAACCAGATTTAAATAGTCTGGTTTCTTTTTTCTTAGGAGGAAAGATTGTGACTAAAGAAGAAAGAGAGAAACTAAATGTACTTTATAAGAGAGTAATAAATAATTGTGGAGTTCTTATAAAGTCTGATAAATGGTATGAAGAAACTTCTTATGAAAAAGCATGTTTAGAATGCAATAATATACTTAATCGACTTAGAGAAATAGAAGAATATCTTTACATACCTTATAATTTAGGTTATTCTGGAATATTGAATTCAAAAGATAGTGATTTTGATGATTTTGTGTGTAAGATAAGACATACTAATAACTTACTAAGTTTAGATAAACATATAATTATAGAAGATGATTTAAGTGGTAAAAAATGTAAAATAAATAACATAAAGAAGAAGCTTCCTTTAACAGAAGCGGAGTTTGATAACATAAAAGAAAATACATTTCTATATTATTTATCAATACTTGATGATAAATATAAGTTTACTAAACTTGAAAAACTTTATCTTATGGAATATGTATTACTAAGAGGTGAACCAAATGGTAAAAATGATGACTAGTATGGAACTTAAAGGACTTATACATATTTATATATCTAGCACTACAGATATCATTAATAGTGTTATTTACTATGTTATAGGTCATAAAGGAAAAGAAGAATTAACAGAACATGAGAATTCTTTAGAAGCATTAAGAGGTTTAAAGACAAGACTAACATTAAAACTTGGACTTCTTGATAATCCTAAAACTCCAGATAATGCAAAGTTATCAAGAATATATAAAGAAGTGCAAGAAATATCAAATGAACTAGGTGTTATTCAAAAGAAAGTTAATAAATTATTAAAAAGGAGATAAGTATGAAAGATAAAGAACTTATTGGTATTGCAGCTGATATAATAAATACAGAAGTTAAAGATGCTGATAATTATGAGAATGTAGATTTGTATATTAAAGTTAAAGAAAATTTTGTTAGTTTCTTTAAAGATGAAAGAGTAGCAGAGTATACTTTCCATGCTAAAAGAAATGAATGGGATGAATATACTCACGATGGAGGATTATCATTTCTTAAAGGTGTACTTGCTAGCTTTCTTAAAGACAGTTTAGATATGGATAATAGACTAGATTTCCTTATTACTCTTATTATATGGTGTAAAAGAAAGGAGTGTGTATTCTAATGAATGAATTTAAAAAGAATTTAATCTATATGCAATGGAGATATTATATAGATGTATTCTTAAGAAGAACTAATATAGTTGATATAGTTAAAAATATGACTGGAACTAATTTGATTGAAGCAGCTGATGATTATATTAACTTTATGAAAGATAATAATATTACTGAATATAGGAAAATGTTATTCCTTGAACCCATGAGCACATTTAGAATGAACTTTATACATGATATTATAAATGTTACTTTGAAATCTAATAATGAGGAACTTGAAAGTATTTACGAAGGATTTAAAATATATTTTGATGTAATACTTGGTAAACACGAATATTATAAAGGTATAGAATATACACTGTTAAATCCTTTCTATAGTGATAGTATTGGAAATGAAATGAAAGATGAATATTTAAAAGTTTTAAAGAATAAAGAGATTAGTGTAAATAGCTATCTTAAGAGATATGTAAAAGATATGTGTGAAATATCTATTGATAATGTTTGTTGTATATCTGATTATTATGTAAATGATAATATGTCTTCTATGTGTAGTCTTATAAGTAT